GGTGTTTCTTTCTAAAATTTAAATTAAAAATGAAAAAAATAATTATCACAGGCGTTACAGGTCAAGATGGGAGTTTTATGGCAGATTATCTCCTTAAAAATACAGAACATACTATAATAGCAGGTGTTCGTAGGTTAAGCGTAAAAAACCATCAGAATATACAACATTTAATTGGGCATCCTAGATTTAAATTAATTGATTTGGATGTGGCTGACCAAGCTAATACTGAGCTTGTGATTTCTGAAGAAAAACCTGATTACTTTATAAATTTTGCTGCTAATTCTTTTGTAGGGGTCAGTTGGAAGATGCCAGTTAATCATATGGAGACGAATGCTATGGCTGTTTTATACCAGTTAGAAGCTATTAGGAAACATTCACCAAGTTGTAGATACTATAATGCTGGGTCATCTGAAGAGTTTGGGGATGTCTTATATTCTCCTCAGTCAGAGCTTCACCCTATACGCCCAAGAAGCCCTTATGGTGTTTCAAAAGCTACTGCTAGACACATGGTAAAAGTTTGGAGAGATTCTTATGATCTTTATGCTATCCAAGGTTGGTTATTTAATCATGAAGGTACTCGTCGTGGAGAAGAGTTTGTCACTCGTAAAATAACGAAGAATGTTGCTAGAATTAAGAATGAATATCATCTCGATTACTTTGAGCCTCTTGAATTAGGTAATATAGATTCCAAAAGAGATTGGAGTGATGCGGAAGATTTTGTCAAAGGTGTTTGGTTGATGCTAAACCAAGAAAAACCTAAAGAGTATGTTCTTTCTTCTAATGAAACTCACACCATTAGAGAATTTGTCGCAGAGGCTTTTAACTTTGCTGGTTTTTCTATAGAGAAATGTGAGTGGATTGGCAAGGGGGTTGAAGAAAAATATGTCTATGAGGACAAAGTCTTATTGCGTATCAACCCAGATTTCTATAGACCTGCAGAAGTTGAAGTGTTATGGGGGGATTCTTCAGATGCAAGGAGAGATCTAGGTTGGGAGCCTAAAAGTACTTTTTCGGATTTAGTTAAAAAAATGGTTGACCATGATTTAGCGCATAGCTAGGCTGTGTTGTGAGCAAACCCAAACCTCTTAACAAGAGGGAGATAATTTTCCGATTAATAGAAGTNCCTGATAAGGGGAGGAGAGTCTTTTTCGCTAGGGAAATGAAGATGCTTAACGACTTATGCAGTCGTTATTCTCAGGAATTTATGTCCATCGTCTCCTTCGGTAAGAAGTTTGATTCACTAGCTTATCTAGTCAGTGATAAACTCAAAGGCACTCTAGACGAAAAGTTTAGAGCTTTTAATTTTAGAGTTGACTTATCAAAGTATAAGACCTATGATATAGGTGATAAAGTGGGACCAGACGGTGATGTGTCCCGTATCAAGAGAACCATAAAAGACTTTTTAAATGAGTGATAGCGCAAACCCATCAGGAATCCTTAATAACTTTCTTAAGGCGAATAAAAGTGATCATTACAACTTTGAAGACACTATAGATTATAAAGTATCTAGTGGTTCCCTTCAATTCGACATGCATCTGGGGGGAGGCTTCGGTCCTGGATTACATCGCTTCACAGGAATCAACGAGGGGGGTAAGACCTCAGAGTCTTTAGAGCTTATGAAGAACTTCTTGAAGACGATACCTAAAGCTAGAGGTGTTTATATCAAAGCGGAAGGTAGGTTGAGTCCAGAAATGCAGAAAAGGAGTGGTGTCAAATTTGTCGATCAAGATCAATGGGCAGAGGGGACTTGTTTTGTTTATGAAAGTAATATCTACGAATCAGCGATGAGTCTAATTAAGGAGCTTATCACAAACAATGATGACAAGAATCTATATTGTTTTATTGTTGATTCTATCGATGGCTTAATCAGGAGAGATGACAACAGCAAGAGTTTTGAGGATGCTAGCAAAGTCGCAGGTGGAGCCTTAATCGCATCAGATTTTTGCAAAAAGACTAGTGTAGCTTTAGGTAAGCGTGGTCACATGGCCATCTTTATTAGTCAGGTCAGAGCGGATATTAAAATCGACCCATACTCAAAAAGTCCAATTAGGCAAACTACCGCTACGGGGGGTAATGCACTCTTACACTTTGCGAACAATATTCTAGAGTTTGAGCCTAGATTCAAAGGGGATCTGATTTTACAGAACCCTTCCATCAAGACCCCAGATGTCAAAAAAAATCCAATAATTGGTCATTTCGCTAAAGTGACAATTAAAAAATCTGCTAACGAAAAAACTAACACAACCATACCTTACCCAATTCGTTATGGTCGCACAGGAGGCACATCGATTTGGGTAGAAAAAGAAATTATAGACATGCTCTATGGGTGGGAGTTTATCACTAAAGCTGGGGCTTGGTTAAAAGCTACAGATGATTTTATGGAGCTTCTAACTTCTAAAGGTTTTACTTTCCCAGAAAAGATCCAAGGTGAAGCTAAGCTGTTTAAGCATATTGAGGAAGACAAGGATCTTAGTGCATTTTTAATTGAGTATTTTAGAGAGCAGGTTGCAGCAGTTGAGGCATGAAGTTCTTTGATGTAAATGGCAAAGAGCGCAATCTAAAAAACGCAAAGAAGTATTTAATCGATTGGGAAAAGCCTAGCCGCAGCAAGTTTCAAACTACTGTAAAGAAATTCCTTTACGACTATTGGAAAAATGATATAGTCTTNGAAGAGTTTAGGGTTGTAGGTAGTAGGTTGTCTNTGGANTTTTATAATGCTAANAAGAAAATAGCTGTAGAGGTTCAAGGCGCTCAACATACAAAGTTCGTGAAATTTTTCCACAANAATCGTTTTAAGTATGCAGAGCAGCTAAAAAGAGATATGCAAAAGTTTGATTTCTGTAAAGCTAANGAGATTAAACTGGCGGAGATCTACCCTAAAGACGAGATCCAAGCTTCAGTATTTAACGACCAAGATATCTATTTATGAATTTACCAGATGGTAGTGAAAACCCAGAGTTTTGTATCCCCATTGAAATGGTGGAAAAGATTTACGAATTGTCTGGCGGGGCTGACAAATATAAAGGGGTAATTATGGCAGTCTCTTCAGAAAATGGGAAACCTTTGGTTTATTGCAAATTTGATTGCAGTATGACAGAGTTTGCTTTAACAAAGGCTTTAGAGAATCATTTGGAGAGTCCTCCTAAAGAACTAATTGAAGAAGAGCTGTAGAGATGATATATAATTTCGAATTAGAAAAACAATTGCTAGCGGGTTTACTTAAAGAGCCTGAAAGCTTAGCTGAGATATCTAACTTTATTAGCATCTCAGATTTTTATTCTAAGCAGAGTTCTCTTCATTCTGCTATATTTCGTATTATACAACAAGCTATTGATGCTGGAGATGAGATAGATGAGATTATCGTAGCTCAAAGGGTTAATGATTTAGGATTATCTTTTGAAGACAATTTGAAGCCTTCTGATTATATCAAGTCTTTATCTCTTAGAAAAGTCCCGAAGGGAAACATCTTAAAAACAGCTAAGGAATTAAAGAAGTATTCCATTCGTAGAGAGATCCTTGAGTCTTCTCAAGAGATAGCAAAGAAGATGAAGAACATAGCTCCAGAATCCTCTTACAGAGAGATTATAGAGTTAGCTGACAATGTATACAATTCTCGTATTAACCTGTATGAGATCGGCAATGACACGCCAGAAAACATATATGAGGAGATGGAGGCGCTTGTAGAGGAAAGAGGGAATAACCCAGTCACAGAATTCGGGATGATGGGGCCGCATGAGAAGATTAATGAGATTTATGGTTCTCTATTAAGGGCTGGCAATATAACTGTTATTGTAGCGAGATCTGGTGTGGGTAAAACACAGTTCTGTATGGATTACTCTACTAAAGTTAGTTTGAAATATGATGTTCCAGTTCTTCACTTCGATAATGGAGAAATGAGTAAAGAGGAATTGATTATGCGACAGTGCGCGGCCTTATCAGGGGTTTCTATGCATCTGCTAGAGAGTGGCAAGTGGAGAAAAGCTGGTCAAGATGTGGTTGATAAAGTCAGGTCTGTATGGCCAAAAATAGAAAAGTTAAAGTTCTTCTATTACAACGTCGGAGGTATGGATGTTGACTCTATGGTAAATACCTTAAAAAGATTTTATTACGCTAAAGTCGGGAGGGGAAATCAAATGGTATTTTCTTTTGATTATATTAAAACAACTTCCGAGAGTAATGGTAATAAATCTGAATGGCAAGTGGTCGGAGAGATGGTCGATAAGTTTAAAAAGTGTGTTCAGAAAGAGATTCTACACGAAGGCAATCCTATGATTCCTATGATAACATCCGTCCAATCTAATAGATACGGAATAACCAATAACAGAAACTCTCAGAACGTAGTTGACGATGAGTCTATCGTCTCTTTGTCAGACCGTATCACTCAGTTCTGTTCTCATATGTTTATTTTGAGAAGTAAGACAGGTGATGAGGTCGAAAGTGAAGGAGAAAGATTTGGAACGCACAAACTGATTAATGTTAAAGCTAGACATTTGGGTAGTGATATCGCTGGTGCTGTAGAGCCAGTAAGTATTGGAGATACCTTGAGAAAAAATGCTATTAATTTAAATTTTAATAATTTTAATATCACAGAAAGAGGTGATTTGAGAGATATTGCTAGAGTATTGAACGGAGAAGAACAGTTAGATGCAAATGAACATCAAGAAGAAATCCCAGACTTCGATCAATTCTGAAGACTTCCAGGGGATCTTAGAGTCAGTAGGTTATACTTTAATTGATTGTGGCGATCATTGGAGAACTCAAGCTTTATATAGAGATGGGGATAACAAAACCGCACTTAAGATTTACAAGAACACTGGCGTTTGGATGGATTTCGTCCAGAACAGAGGCAGTAAACCTTTTGAAGCTCTTATCGAACTAACGACTAAAGATAAAAAAGAAACAGAAGCTATTCTAGCTAACTCATATACAGATGAGGTTTCAACATATCAACCTAATGAAAAGATACAGATGGAAAGAATATATCCAGACTCATCCTTAGAGAAGCTATTCCCGAATTATCACTTTTATCAGGGGAAGAATATCTCAGAAGAAACCCAAAAAGCTTTTCAAGTAGGATTGGCTGGAGTCGGTAAAATGTATAGACGTATGGTATTCCCTGTTTACAACGAACACAGTCAAATTATAGGCTTCTCTGGTAGGCATGTGGATTCTAATAATGAAAAGTGGAAGCATCTTCCTAAATGGAAACACGTAGGCAAGAGAAACAATTGGGTTTACCCAGCATTCAATACCGCGACGGGTGTGGATGAAGAGATAGAGTTGAAAAAAGAAGTAATATTAGTAGAAAGTATAGGTGATGCACTGGGTCTTTATGAACAAGGAATTAAAAACGTTTTGGTCATTTTTGGCTTGTCCGTTAATAGTAATATTATCAATTATCTTAGCGGTAGGTCTGTTATCAATATATGTATTGCTACAAATAACGACTCTGGCGGCAGTGAAAATAGAGGGCTTATTGCAGCGGTAAAAAGTTACTTGAAATTGTCTAGTTATTTTGACTTAGGTAGTTTAAGTGTAAAATTTCCCCCTAAGCCGTATAATGATTTTGGTGATGCACATTTGAATGATTGTGACATAAAGAAAGATTGGTTGAACAAACCAGTAGATCAAGATGCTCAATTAAATTATGTTTGTAATTTTGTAAAAAATAACTCATCTAGCTTCACTAAAAAAGAATTTAAAATAGCCTCGTTGCTAAGTAATGACTGAATCTCACACTCCCTTATCTGCGAGTCGAATTAAAACTGCTCAATCCTGCTCTTGGCTTTATTGGTGCAAATATAAATTAGGTCTTCCAGAAAAGAGTAATGATGGAGCAAGGAGAGGTTCTATATGCCACTTAGTTTTTGAAGTGTTGGGTGTCCCTAAGAGGCAGAAGTATTTTGACAAGATCATCGAAACTCAAGATGTTTTTTCTATCCCTTCTATAAAGCGTTTGATTTTTAAACATGCTATAAAAGAAGGGGTAGATGATACTGAGAATATCGAAATGATGAAGGAGATGATCTTCAATGGCCTCTCTTATGATTTCTTTGGCGGGGATCTTTCGGAACCAACCGAAGAGTATTCAGAGAAAGATTTTGATATAATCAAGGATGATGGAGAGATAAGCTACAGAATTAGGGGGTTTATAGATAAACTTTTCCTCTACAAGGATCAAAAATTTGCTTTAATTAGGGATTTTAAAACAAGTAAAGACGTATTTAAAGGCAAAGACCATACTGACAACTTGCAAGATTTGATGTATAGTTTAGCGGTAAGGGATTTGTTCCCAGCTTATTCTAATAGAGTAAGTGAGTTTCTTTTTTTAAAGTTTGATTTAGATTTAAAAGCTAAAAAAAGTGGCATAGTTCGTATGGAGCCTCTCGACCCTGATGAGTTGGTCGGTTTTGAACTGCAGCTTACTGAAATTCAAAAATATTTAGATAATTTCACAGAGCGTGATGCTAAATATAATTATGCTGCTCGTAAAGGTTTCCCTTCTGACAATTCTTTTACTGGCAAGTTGCTTTGCGGATTTGCGAGTAAAAAAGGAGAGTTGAAAAAGGATGGCAATCCAAAATGGCATTGCTCTATGAAATTCGACTTCTTTTATTATGAGGTCTACAACTCAGAAGGTAAAACTGTTAAGTGCTACTTTGAAGAGGATTTTTCTGAAGATCTTGTCCCTGAAGGTGGGAAATACGAGATCAGATATTATAAGGGTTGCCCAGCACATTGTTCTTGACTCGCGGGTTTGGTCTTGTATAGTTGGGTCATGGTCCCAGTATTCAAATCTACTTTCTCTATAGGGAAAAGTATTTTAACATTAGACGAGGCAGAGAAGGACGGCGGTCCTGATAGTATCTTATCAATATGCGAAGAGAATAAGATTGAGAATCTAGTATTGGTGGAGGATTCAATGACTGGTTTTGTCACTGCACATAATAGGTGTAAAGAGCGAGGGATAAAGTTGATTTTTGGTCTTAGGATTACGTGCTGTAATGATGTCAATGAGGATGATAATTCTGATCACAAAGTTGTAATTTTTGCTAACGATGATGATGGGTGTAGGTTGCTGTATAGAATCTATTCTTACGCTTATACTAGCCATAATGGTAAAGTAGATTTTAATTTTTTAAATTCATTATGGAGTGATAGTATCGATCTAGTAATCCCATTCTATGATTCTTTTATCTATAATAATAGTCTGCACTTAAAAAAATGTGTCCCAAGCTTTTCGAAAATCAGTCCTGTGTTTTGGCTGGAGGATAACTGTTTACCTTTCGATAATTTACTAGCACGTAAAGTAAAAAAGTTTGCAGATAAGATAGGTGCTAAATGTAAAGATGTCAAAAGTATCTTTTATAAAAAAAGAGAAGATGTCGAGGCGTTGCAGACATATAAGATACTCTGTAATAGAAATTTCGGGAGAGCAGCTACTTTGAGTAGCCCAAATTTAAATCATTTTGGTAGCCAAGAGTTTTGTTTCGAGTCGTATTTAGAAAAGAAAGGGGTAGCTAATGGATGAATCATTATTAAGGTTTGATAAAAAACAGAAATATTTAGTTTTTGATACAGAAACTGAAGGTTTAAACTTAATCAGGTCAAGACCTTGGCAGGTTGCTTGGTTAGTAGTCGAAGGAGGTAAAATCTTGGAGAAGCACGATATGTTTCTGGATTGGCCAAAATTAGATGTGTCAGCGGGGGCAGCTAAGATCACAGGTTTTACTATGAAAGAGTATAACAAGAGAAAAGAAAGCCCTCGAAAGGTCTGGGAGAAGTTTTCTAAGCATCTTTATGACAAGGATACTTTTATAGTTGGTCAGAATTTATTAGGATTCGATGTTTATATGGTTAATATCTGGCGCGAGTTAATGAAACTAGAGGCTGATTACTCATATGTAGAACGCATTATCGACACAAGAGCTTTAGCTGTCGCTATAGCGAAAGACATCCCAGTAGACAAAGACGATTTTATTAGTTGGCAGTATAGACTTATAAATCATAGAGAAAGAAAACTAAAGACATCTCAAGCTTTTCTGCTTAAAAAATATAGTATAGACCATGATCCCAAACGATTACATGATGCTCTATACGACATCGAAATGAATTTTAAAGTTTTCCGTAAACAGCTTTTTGACTTAGAAATATGAGTTTATCAAAATATACAGGATATAAAACGCCTTTCCCAGTGGGTGTTAAGTTGCCAGAGATTAAGATTGAGAATAAATATTACAAAGAAGTCTCATGTGAAGAATCTGCAGATAATTATCAGTTTTTAAGGAAGTTGTGCTTCAA